GGTAAAGCATTATATGATATTCCTTGATCTGAAGCACTCAAAGAGACAATAGTTGCTACAGTTGTAACTCCATCAGTTTTAAATCCTGATAAGGTAGTATTTAAAAGATTTGGGAATCCTGTGTTTCCAGCAGAAAGAATATTTGTATCATATGAATATGGCATACTATTATTTAGTTTATAAAGTTATTTTTTATTAATTCACAATATATCTATATAATTTACTTCCACAATCCCAAGTTTTAAAATATTTTTCTCTTTTCATTATTTCTTCTTCTGTCAATGACGGATCATAATTTAGCATATTTATTAATTCTTTTTTTCTGAATTTAAATCTGTGAATACGTGATTTGAAATCTTTGGTATACCAATAATTAGGAACTGTATTTTTTATAAATTTAAATTCTAAAGTATTATATAGTTCTCCTTGGGACCATCTTCTATCGGCATATGAAAATATTTCATTGGGAGTTTCTTCTTTAAGGAAATGTTTAAATAATTTACTAGCTCCTCCAATAATTGAAAAATTAGCGATAGTGCAATATCTACCCAATTCATAAATATTATCATTAGACTTATTACCCGTGACAATTCTACCTTTATTAAATGTCATCACTGCTACTAATCTATTTTTATAAGTTAATCCGTATTTGTATGATCCCCCAATGGCTCCTTGTATATGATATTTATTTAAAAATTTATTACAGGTAGGAGAAGTTATATCAATAATTTTACATTTCCTAGCATATATTTTTTTATTATTTTTACCTAATATATTTTTGAGTCTGGAACGAACAATTGATTTATTGTGATACATCTCATCATCATAAATAGTTATCAATCTAATTCCATTTAATTCACATTCTTCTAATTTAGAAATATGATCATTTTTACTATAAGATGGTCCCGCAGTAGAATGCCAATACAATCCTCCTATTTCAATAGCCATATTTTTATCTGGTATATATAAATCTAATTCCTTACCAGAAGATAGAATTTTTCTATTTCTAAATTGATAAGATATACCTAAATTATCTAATATAGTTTTTAATTCTTTTTCATGTTTTGTACCAACAGGTTTACAAGTAGTACAAACAGGAGAAGATCCATTATCAAAAGATGATGTAAATGTATTATTACATGTTTTACATAACCAAGGATATTGGATATATCCCTTTACCCCCACATAATCTTCAATTTTAAATAATGGTTCACATGATGGATATTTACTAGATATAGAATTGTAAAAATGTATCCTATTACTATCTTGTATTTTTTGTTTTGTCTTCTCAGATCTTTTACGTCCTTGTATAGATGCTTTATATTCATCAGTTTTTGTATAATTATCTACTCCATATCTTTCAATATTTGAAGTCTTTATTTTTAATTTTCCTTCGGTAGAAGCTAGATAATTACTTGTACCATATTTCTCAATGTTTGTTTGTTTTCTAATTTCTAATATAGTATCAGAATTATCAAATCTACAAGTATTACTACAATAGGTCATAAATTTTCTCGTAGTAGTATTAAATTTTACATTATTACCACATGTACATATGGGATGAGATAATATATCATTCATAAAACAATAAATCATTAATGAATGAGAAGTATGTAAAGACTTATCTATTTTATTACAAATTCTATTATATGCCTCGATTCCTATGATACTTATTGTAAGTGCCTTTTTAAAGAATCTATATTTTCCCTCATATTTAATATTTGCAATATCTTGGATTTTTGTTTTGATTTTAAAGTCATCCATATATATATGTTATTTATATATAGCTCCCTATATAGTCAATAAAAAAATTAAACTAAATAAAAACCCAGAGGATTTACTCCTCTGGGTTTAATTTAGTTCTTTAACGATTTACTTTCTTTTCGTAAGTCGCTTATTTACAACGAATTATAAATAAGTGCTGACCGAGCCGGGTGTAAATGCTGTACCAAGACCACTGACTATAATTAGATGATAATATAGATTAGCACCAAATATATTGTTAACAATACCATAACGGGTCATTAAACCGACACGAGGAGTAAAGTTAGTAGGATCGATAGCACGTTGTACCATGATCGGAATATATGGGCAATAGATAATACCAGTATCATAATATTCAGAACCCTTATAACCCATTAGAGCGTACTCTACTGTCACAGCAGGGGTAGCATTAGCTGAACCACCAGTGTAATAGTTAGGGGAATAATATTGGTTATTTTGAACTTCAGTTCTTGTATCACGATAGACAGTGAAACGGCTACCTACAGTACCAACCTTAGCAATACCGACACCAGCAGTTGAAACGGTTCCGTTAACTTCAAATACCTTGAAGTCAGGAAGCATTTCTAGGATGGAGCAAACACGTGGAGTTGCGATAACAAAGTTAGCAGCACCTCTACGGTTACGAGCGGCCATACGACCAGCTTCGATGATTAGCTTTTGATAGAATGTAAGGTTACGTTCAGCAGTCCAACGACCATCAGCACTGATAGGACTCCAGAAGGAGTAACCTGTACCGACACCACCATTCATAGCAGCTTGGATCATTCTGATAACAACTTCACGGTCGATTTCAGCTTGGATTTCGTATGACATAGCGTTGGTGAGTTCACCATCGATGTCAATACCGTTCATGTTTTTGATGTCTTGTTCTAGTTCGATTGACCAACGAGTAGCAAGTCTACGAGTACCAGCTTCAACGGCAGTCTTTTCAAACTTCATTTCGATCTGAGGAATCCGACCAGTGGATTCATAGTTTTCGATGAGTTGAGCAACACCACGGTCTTGATCTGTGAATGCCCATGCGGAGTTACCGGATAGAGCAGCAGAAGAAGTACCAGTGAAACGAGTATCAAGTAATTGATAACCGAGTTCAGTAGCATTTAGACCAGCATTACCTGATAGTGTACCAGCATAAGCACCGACACCAGCAGCAGCACCAGTTGAACCAACGTTGTCATACTGACTTAGTGGTTGTGATTGATAAGCATAACGGAGTGCGAATGCAAGACCAACTGGACCACCCATAGGCTGAACACCAACGATTTCGTTGGAGATAAGCTCAGGGAAAGTACGGCGAATCATCGGGATAAGGATCTTAGGAAGACGAGCATCACCGTTGGCATAACCATCGGCATTACCGACTTGACCACCGTAAGATGAACGACCACCTCCACCCATTGCACCAAAGACACCACCAGTACCTGATGAGTTTGCTTCTTCGATACACCATTTTTCTTGGTTTTCTAGCAACATAGCGGTAGTACGATAAATGTGCTCATTTTGGATAGCAGGAATTGAATTGCTGCTATAGTCCAAAACTTTTGACCACTTCTTAACGACTCTATCGGTATTATTGTTCTTAACGTCTGTTTGAGGAATATTCATATGTATTTTATTTTTCTTTCTATTTTATTTTCAGGTTCTTACAAACCTCATGGATCTTGGTTAAAGTTTAAGCACCCCGGCTCATGCCGAAAGTTCTTGAAAGCTCCTGAACATACGGATCTAACGTATCTTCATGTGTATTATTCACTTTTTCAGTAATAACTTTTTCAGTTTTTACGAAATCTGGTTTGACTTTTCTATTATCGAGGGCAGACTCTTTAATTACTTGTCTTTGCTCTCTGTCTTGTTTATCAAATAAACGAACAGTATAGTCGAAATTTTCTTCAATGAACTTAGAAGACTTATCTTCTAATGCTTTACGGATGAACTTCTTTTTATTATCATTGAAAGTAGAAGTTTTCTTTTCTAAGAAAAGATTAACTCTGGTCTTTTCATTGCTTTCATAGAGAGCTTTGAATTGAGTCTTAAGTTCTGTATTTTCCTTAGCAAGCTTATCCATTTGTGATTTACCATCAACGATTGCTTCCTTAACGGATTCTTTCATCATGACGGAATCAACAGCAAGTACTTCACGAAGATTGGCAAGAACAGAGAACGCAGTCTTATTTTTAACAGCTTGAGAAAAATCTTCTTGATTGAGAGATTCTTTTAAGAACTCATCACAATAATCACTGATAGAAGAAATAAGTTGTCCTTTGAATTCTTTTGATTCTTTAAGGATACCATTCTCATATTTCTTAACGATGTTCATTAATTTCTTAGCATTGTTAGTATCAATTGCTTCAACTAATTTTTGCATTTTTGAAGAATGATCTCTATCAATGGTATTGATAAGAGTCTCTAATTTTTCTGCATAAAGTTCGTCCTGTTTTTGAAGAGTAGTTTCGACAGTTAATTGAGTCTTAGCATCGAATGCTTCTTGAATAGCATCTAATGAATCGTCGGTTAGAAGCTTTCTCACTTCATCGTTAAGTAGTTCTTTGATTTTCATATATTAAAAGAGTGGGGTTGAAAGCTCAGTAGCAATTTTTTGTTGAAGCTTATTATTAATAACCGCCTTTAGATATTTATCAGCTTCGCTGTAATTTTTTAGAATAATGTTCTCAACAAATTTAGAAATGTTTACAGAATCTTCCATAACTTCTTCAGATTGATCTTTCTTTCTGGATTTACCAGCTTTCGAATATGCAATCGCCGCAGCTTGTTTAGCAGCAGCCTTTTTATTCTTAGGTTTAGAAGTGCCTAATTTACCAGTCTTTTTGTAAGACTTTAATTCAGTTTCTATATTTTTAGATATAGTTTTCTGGGATCCTTTTTTTAATGGCATGATATTATTTAGTTATAAAGCATTAATAAATTTTAAAACTTGTTCTCTCAAATAAGAATCCATTTCTTTTTTAGGAAGTTTCTTAATAGCTTTATCAAAATTATCGTAGATTTCTTCAAATGATCCATCTTGATCGATAACATAACTTCTACTTTCTAGAATACCATTAACGAATGCTTTTGGAAATGAAGGATCAGCAACTGCATCAACTGCAACTAAATGCATATTCTCAACAAGATTATAATCTGCTTGTTCTTGAAGAGAACCTAATGCTCTTGTAGACATACCAACTTTGACTCCATCATTGATTAATGCTCTTAAAATTTGACCACAGGGAGTGGAAAGTACTTTACTCTTACCCCAAAATGCACTATCAGATTCAGTTAGTTCTGTAACTAAATGACATGCTCTTTCTAGATTAACTTCAGCAGTTGAAGGATGGTTTAGTTCTCCCATAGCACGACCCGGTTTAACCATTTCTTCAATATAACGATTTACTTCATTTCTAGTAGAATCTAAATTATAAAGCCTTTTATTTTTATTCACAGCATTACATCCAATAAATGGACCCTTCACATATAAGGTAGATTGGCCTTTTAAATTATTTTGTTCTTCAAC